GTGTCATTTCTTGCCTCCTGTATCTTCTGTGCGTTTATCAGCATCGTCTCGTCACCCGTCAGGTCATATATGCACCTGAGAGCCACCTCAAGACATTCAATCGGATCTGTCCTGCCGACGTTCTTATTTAGCCAGGCTCTTGCGACGGAGCTGTCGGCTATCCTCTCCGCATTCTGCCTGAGCATCTCGCACCATCTGACGTAGTTGTCGGTATATTCTTTAATCGTTGGCATCATCGTTCTCCTCTGATGAATTTGCTTAACGGGGTATTCGCTTGAGTGATTATTGCGCGGCGGCTTTTCAAAGCCGCGCATATAATCGCGAAGGTAAGCACGTAGTGCGCAACATATATATATACCGTTAAGCAGCAGTTTTTGCGCAACGTTTTGCGCAATTTTTGCGCACTTGCGCAGTTTTTGCGCAACGGGAAATTCCCCGTTAAGCAGCAGTTTTTACAATTTTCTAACAACGCCATCTTTTAGAACATAATCTTCGGAAAATTTAAGCACGTATCGCTTAAGTGTATCGCGTCCGACATTACACACGGGGCTGTTGTACATATCCGATAATTTAGCCGTTCCGTCGGGTTTCACAACTGCATCGAAGCAATCATCCACGATCGCCTTCTTGTCGGCGTCTGACTTCTGGTTGTTCGGAGACTGCATCCTGTTCGCCTCTCCTGAACCTTCGATAGCTGCGCCTTCGAGTAGACCTGTAGTGTCGATAACATGTAGAGGGAACTCGAAGAACATGTTCACGGGAGCAGGTGAGCGGAATGACCTCAAGACAACTTCCATCCGTAGCGGTATCGGCTCATCTTCTGTGTTGATCAGGGCCCTGAGCAATTCTTTAGCGTTAGAATCCAGTACGAGACCGGAGAAGTCGATGATGGCATCGGCATCTCGGGAAAACACTCCAGATCCAGATCCACGGTCCATCGCCTTCTTTGTGCCCGATGCCCCCTTAGCGTGATGGTGTACGTATATCATCGAAGCACCCGTCTCCTCAGCGATCTTGTCGAAGAGTGCGCAGAATTTACCGATAGCCTCTGCGCTGTTCTCGTCACCGCCCTGCACCTTATAGATTGGGTCGACGATGATCGCCAGATAATCTTTGCTACGGCATCTCCTGATGATCTTCGGGGCGAGCTTCTCGAGCGTCTCTGCCTTGCCTCGCAGGTTCCAGTACTCAAAGTTGTTCTTGCCCTGTTCTGTAGCAGGCTTCTCGTAAGCCTTATATACAGATCTGTACCTGATTTCGAAGTCGGACTGCATGACCTCCATGTTGATGTAGAGAACTTTGCCCTGCATGCACTTGTGATCAAGCCAGTCCCAGCCTTCCGCGATGCAGATCGCCAAGTTTGTGAGCAGGCACGTCTTGCCTGACTTACTGTCGCCTGTGCAGATCATCTTTGCACCCTTCCGGAGCACACCGTCAATAATGGCGGGAGGCTCGGGAGTCGGGTTGTCAAACATATCACGGGCAGACTTGATCTCAGGAAGGTCGTCATCAACCCCGTTGATGTAGTCAATCCACTCTGCCCAAGAAGAGCAGCCAATCTTCGTCGCGAGCAGTTTTTGTAATTTACCGTCGCGCATCGCTCCCGGAAGTCGAGACAACCTCGCAGGATTCTTGTTGGCATTGTCCACTATAAAGGAATGCTTCGAGAGATAATCGAAGAGAAACTTCGCTCTCTGGTCATACTCCTGAGCATCCTTCGCCTGAACTTTGACCAGAGCATGAACAGACTTGCCACCGGACTCGATCAAGGCCGTGATCGGCAGCTTCAGATTGATGAGCAGCTTCTTCTGTTCTTCAATGGAGAGGTTGTCGGATTCAACCAGAACATGTTCAAACCGAACTACATCTTCATCCTTTGATCCTGTGGAAGGATTGTGCCTGATCCATGCACCTGCTTCGGTGTTGATAGTTCCGAAAGCATATTCGAGATCCTTGTATTTCTTCAGGTCCTTGATGATGTCCTTTGCCTTGCGGACAGCTCCGTTCCCGATCGGTGTCCATTTGCCTCTCTTTTCTTGGAACTCGGAATTGACTACGAAGTTCACCGGTTCATCGGGCTGATACATAGTCTCGATGTAGCGGAGTGTCATCTCCCACGGCTGCTCGTCCGGTTTCTTCTCCGTGTCGAGCACATCTCGATAATAATCACTTTCGTATATACCATCGTCCCAATCCATGTCACGACTTCGCGACCAATCGCCATAGGTCTCCGCGTAGTGGAAGATCGTTCCGACCCCGACACCGGAGCCGGAGAACGAGTTCCACTTCTTCGCGCAGACTCCGTGTTCGTATCGGGAATCTGAACGAGACCAATCATCCCAAAGATTGACCGACAAGCCTTCGTCCTTCAAGGCCATGCCGACGTTCACCCATTCTTCATAACTCAGATCTGATGGTTTGATTGAATATAGCGCATCTTGTAACGCCTTCAGATCGTCCATACGGCATCAGAGCTCGAAGGGCATATCGTCATCATCAACAGGTGCGGCCTTCGCCTTTGAAGCCACTGTCGGCTTCTCAAGGAATTTGTCAACACATCCGACCTGCGATCCGTTGTATTCTTCGTGAATCAAGTGGCATCGGCCTTCAGAACCGAGGACCTTGCCCCAAGGAATCTGCGGAAGATCGACGCCCTTTTTCTTGAGGCCTACGCACTCGAGAAACTGTGCGAGCTTCCAGAGTGCAGAGGTTGTGAGCACGAGATAAACATCTCTGAGATATACCTGTCCGTTCACATCGAGAGCGAGCGTCAGCTTCGCCATCTTCTTGCCGGACTTGGAGATCGTCTTCTCGAAGTTCGTCACCGTGAAGTTATAGTCTCCAACAGGTGGAGTCTCCACCGATCCGGTGTGCACATCTGAAGCAATGCCACAGTCCCAATCCAAATCCTGATCTACCTCTGTGATTCTTTCCTTAGCCATTTTCGTTCTCCTTTACGAATTTTTTTATTTTTTCGATGTTATCGAGCTGCATAAGAGCATCCTTGTACTTCTGGGGGTATTCCAATGGGTCGAGCCCCGGAAAGTTATCCTTCGCCTCCGAGAATGCCTGTACTTGTTCCAAGGTGAGACCATTAACGACCATAGCCAGTTCGAACGGATCTGATGTCTTGGTCTTCACCTTGGGAAGTTTCTTCGTGATCCCGTCCGTCCAGTCCATTTCCTTGCCTTCAGGTGATGGGCAAATAGACACAGCAGGACCCTTGAAGAGGTGTGCGATGCCTTCGAAGTCCATGTCCATGACCTCGGGCAGTCCGTAGCGATTCTTCGCATCCCAACAGGGATGGTGAGTGGTGAACATCTTTCGTGTTCCGCCTGTTGCCTTCTTGGAATTGGTCTTCTGATCCGTGATCACGTTTGTTTTGTAATTGCAGAAAAGCACGAGATCTGCCCATTCCTTCAACAGTGGAGCGGTCCTCTTCGAGAGCTTCATCTCCCATCTGTCGTAAGCTCCCATCTCGTCCGGCTGCTCGAACTTCCTCATCTGAGCGTGAGCTGTGAAGACCACGTTGATTCCGTTGGCGAGCAGGACATCGCATCTCTTCAAGAGCTCTGTGAAGTTCTGGGTAAGATACTGATACCCTCTGCCATAGCCGACGTCTTCGATGTTCTTGACGTTCAGCTTGTCGCACGTGTACTTGGTGCAGAATTGTTCGCACCAGTCAGCCGTGTCGATGATCAATGTGTCGCAGGTGTGGTTCTCGACCGCATCGTCTATAAATGCAAGGATCTCGTCCCAAGTGAGTGGAGCAGGATAGCGGCTGACATCGAGCTCGTTGGTGGAACCTTCGCAGTCGATGAATACCGGGCGATGGAACTTTGAAGCCAGAGTAGACTTGCCGATACCCTCTGGGCCATAGATCACGACCTTCTTGGCTGTCTCGATCTTGCCTGTCTGAATAGGAATTGCCATTTTTGCCTCCTTATCTGATTCTCAATCCGTAGTTCTGTTCGAGATGTGCTATACCGTCAAGGTTGACTCCGTTCTTCAGGTCTTCCTTGAGCTTCGCCTTATCGATCTCGGGGTCTTTAACCTTCAAATACTCTGGTGGAATGTTCTCGATGCACGATTCGTCAAGGACTACACTCTCGGGATTAGCCTGAATGGAGATGGTGAAGATCTGACCCTTGACCTTTTTCTCACCGGCTGTCTCCATCGCCATCTGCATGACCTTCTTGGATCTCTCGATCGTGTTCTTGAGAACTGCCTTCCTGTCCTGGAGTCTCTTGATCTCGGCAGAGATGCCGTCAACATCCGACTCCATCTGACGAATGAACTTGCAGTAGCCTTCCAGCTTATCCTTCAGGTCTTCCTGCGAGTTCATCATGGCATCTTTGAGAACATCGTCGTCCAGTTCTCCCTGATCCATGAGATCCCAGAGCAGTTTTATTGATTCTGTTAATTCGTAAATATTTGCCATAAATGTCTCCTCCTGGCTCTCATACTGACCTCGCGAACAGCTCTTCCATTGAGAGATCAACTCCCAGAGCTGCCTTGATATTCTTAGCCTCATCAAGTGTCATTGGGTACTTTCCATTCAATTTCTCAATAAGTGTCTGATACCTAATACCAGTCTTGTT